ATCCCTTGGGCATAATTGGAACGATTGATTCCAACGCCCAACCCTATGCCCATTCTGCGCATTAGTAACCGATTACGCTGCCCGACGAAGTAACAAAGCCAGTAATCTTGTTACCCTTACCAGCGGGCAAAAATGCGCCCTGTTTAAAAGTAACGCCCGACATACCGCGTGCACTTAGCACATTGGTTGCCGTGCCGTTTTCCGCCGTAACGGTGAACGATGTGAATACTGTATCTTCTTGGGGTATTACTGCGTCGTAACTTACTGAGGTAACTGTTGCCGCCCCGTGTCTAACAAAACCTTGTGAACCCGCAATGATGTCTGCGCTTGCTTGTGCCATAGTACCCGCAATTTACAAACCCAATCGCGGGCAGACGTTAACAAATTAAATAACCCACCATTGGGCGCCGTCGCAAATAATCTGAGCCGCTTGGTACTGCTGGTTTAGTACTAGCGTCGTACTGCCGTCAATATCCGAACCGCCTCCAGTAATAACCACGGTATGGGGATTAGTCAACTTTTTAAAGTAGTATTTCTTTCCCTTGCTCAGCGTTGGATCGGGTAGGTCTACATTCACAGTACCCCCAGAAGTATCGCACAGGATAAGCTCGTAGCCGTTGGTTATCGTGTGCGTTCCTGCTGTGTAAGTTACCGACGCGTTGTGTTCCTGCAAGTGCCATGACATCGTTTCCAACGCGTAGTTATACTGCACCATCATTTCGTAACGCGTGTTTTGCGTTGGCGCGGTCGATGGCGCGCCGTCTGCCTCGTTTACCATGTGGCTCAGCATCAATGCCGGCACACGTTGAACCGAATCATTCAAACGGGCTATTTGTTCGTCGTGGTAATTAACGCGATCCTTCAAACCTGAACCGACCTTAAGGCCCTCGCCCGATGAGGTCAACCCCATGTAAATTGGAACCAATCCTAACCACTCGCCATCCCACGTTTCCATGCGGGCCGAATAAACTGCCCCGTTGAACAACCATTTGTAATCATCGAAATACAACGATTTGATGGCGTTTAGCGTTCCTGCATCATGCCATGTGCCTTGAATAACTGGCACGAAATCGCGATATAAACCCGCAACGGATTTACCCAACATCTCCGTCGGTGATCCGTGTGTTGTTGAGTCGAACCCCGAATACCAATCGTCTGCAATTACATCGGTCGTTCCGTTGTTGGCTAGTATGTTGCCCGTCGCGTATTTATTCGATGAATAGTAATATTTCGGGGCCAAAATAATCGGTTTGGAATTTAACCCGCTATTGGTGTCTGGCGTATAACTCTCCGTCACGTTAAACGTGAAATCGGGGTTGTTATACGGTGATGCGTCGGCGAATGCAATTTGGATTGAGCCCCAATAATCTTTGGTTTGCAACGTGACGTTGCTCGTTTTTATTCCAAGGATATTGAATTGATATTTAACCGCAACAACTTGGTCAACCTCAACGTGCAGCGTGTCAAATCCTGCAGGGGCGGTTGAAATTTGCTTATCAAAAACAAACGATGTCCACGTGGTTGACTGTGTATCTGTTTTGATGGTTTCCAATCGTGTTGGAACTGCCCCCGTATGCGATACCCAATAAAAATTGGTGTTATCCAATATCTTGATATTCCCCGCTGAATCAGTAAGCCATATTTTAATCAATACGCGCGTTTCGTCCTCGGGTCCCGGAGGCGTTGTTGAGCTAAAAACGTATCGCGCAAACTTCATTGAAAAACGAATACGCATCGGGGCTTCGTCGGGCGTTGAGCCCGTTGGCACGCCACCAAATACACCAATTAGGGACGAAATTGATTTATTCGCATACGTCCGATACACGCCCGTGTTCATCGTGCGTTCCGTGTCTATCTGTACGAATTTTGCGGCGGGCTGATAGGTTAGCGTTGGTTTGGCTTGCCATTGCGGGCGTACGTCGTTACCAAGTTGCACGGTGTGGGTGTATGTTCCCGTCCCGATATATTGCAACGTATAGGAATACTGACGATAAGCCACCGTAGTATCGAGATATTCGGCCGCCGAAACAAGCCAGTATTTACCCAATTCATGAACAAATCGAGCCTGCAAAATATCGCATATTTGCTCAATGGCAGCGCGACACGTTACCATGTTATTCGCCGCGTACTCAAATGAATCGATGTCGGTTGATTTTATGTCGCGAAACGCATCGTAATCGTTTACGAACGTATTCAAATCAACCTTCAACAGATCTATGCCCTTTCGAAGTGCATCGCTCGAATACATCGCAACGGCGTCACGGAAATAATCCGTATTCGTGCCGTTCACAACCCAATAATCCTTCAAACCTAGCGTGTCCAAACACCTACGGAATAACTGCGCAATCGTTATTTTGCCATCGGTGAACCATGACGCATCGACAAAAAATCCGTCAAGTAATTCGAGACCATCGACGGCAGCCAATTCGACCGTTGGTTTTGCTTGGATGGCTTCGCGTCTGAACTGCATCTGGTCAGCCACAACGCGACCGACATGGATAAGCTCGCCGTCTTGGTAAATCAGTACCGCCCAGTACTGCTCTGCATTGGTGGCTACTTGCTTAAACTCGCCTAAAATCGTGTCGGATGGTATCGACCAAAACGATGTCGAACGTGATGGACGGATTGAATTTTCATAGAACGTATCGCCCTCGCCATCTCGCTCGATTGTGTAACCTTCGCCCGATAGTGTTAATTCCGTTCCGCCCGATGCCGAACCGCTCGGGGCGTCCCAAATCTCTACGCGGTGCAGCTTGCCCGTCACCGAATAAAACGAACCGTAATATTTCCTAGCCACGTTGGTTATCCTTATTATATCGATTCAAAACAATGGCCAAATCGCGACCGCTTACGTGCGTTGATGCAATGTAACCCGAACCTGAATCGCTTGGTTTCATTAATGATTTAAGTTTATCCAATGGGGCGATAACTTCGGGGTTGGTTGAGGCCCCTGGATACTCACCCATCAAACCTAGTGTTGGACCGCTCACAATTCCACCATCTGCAAACGCTGTTGGCTGTGGCCCTTTGTTCAGCATGTTTGTAATCACAACCGAACCCGCAATCAAAGCAACACCCGCAGCCGCCGCAGCTATTGGGTTTTTAATTAGTAACTCCTTAAACGCTTTTGATGCCGTCGCCGTTGCAATCAATGCCTGTCCGAATGATTTCATAAAGCCAGCCACCGCAGTTAGCAATCGCTTGCCGAATGTTTCAAAGGTATCTATTTGACCTGTAAGCAAATCGCCTAGCATCGTGCCAAAATCCTGCAACCCTTGGGCGGTCAAACTATTAAACGCCTGATTGATTCCCTCCATAGATTTTGCAAAACGCTCTTCATACTCTTCTTGCTTTGCAATTTGGTTTTGCATCGCATAGTCGATTTGAGTAAAAGTGTGCTCAAGTTTCTGCGGGGTTTTAATATCAATAGGCGCAACGTCAACGGGCTTAATGCCTTGGCGTGTGCCACTGGCCGCAGTTTGAACCTCTGTCGCTTTTAATTCGTTTGCGGTTTTCTCTGCCTCCGCTAGTAGTGCCGCTTGGTTTGCTTTAAAATTCTTTAAATTGACTGCACGCTGACGGGCAATCATGTCGTTTTTTTCAATCTCTAGAGCAACGACCTTGCCCTGATATTCTTGGTTTATTTCATAGCGTAGATCTGCCTCAAGTTGCGTATACTTTCTAGAAATCTCGGCTATCTTTTTAGCGTCGCCATCCGCAAGGTACATTTCCTCACGTCGCTGCGCTGACAATCTATCTAGTGCCTCTTTGCCATACTGCACGTATATGGCCTTCTGCTTGTCTAAGCTGGCTTTCTTTATATTGTAAATTTCCTGCTCGCTCTTACCCTCTGCCTTGGCTCGGCTAACTGCCAACTCAAGGGCTCGCTCTTCTGCCTTAATTCTCCGCTGACCTAATGTAAGCCCACGCTCTTGCTGTTGCTCAAGTAGTGCCAGTCGTTCCTTTGCCTCGTCGATTGCCGCAGCGCTCTTCTGAAACAAAGTAATTACTAAGCCAATAGCAACAACCACAGCACCTGCACCCGTAGCAATCAAAGCCACAGAATAGGCACGGGCTGCAATCGTAGCCTGCCCCATTACAAACGCCTGCACTTCAGTAGCCGCCGACAAAATTCCCTGAGCTACTGCGCTCTCCTGTTGCAACGCTGCCTGTATTGCAGTGACGCCATTAACCAAAGCAATAGCCCCCTGCAATTTTACCATCACTTTCTGGAGATCTTCGCTTTGCAATCCAGTCATGGCAAGCGCTCCCTCAACTGCGCCAAACGCACCGGCTACCGCATTAACCCCACCGAGCACCGCATCCAAACGCCGCGTATCGCTGGCAAAGTATGACACCTCAGCCCGAGCGTCTCCAATGCTATCCTTAATTCTACCCGCCTGCTTAATGATGTCGTTGGCAGCTTGTGCAAACTCTGGCCCCAATGCCCTTGCCTCCATGGCTAAGTTTGTCAACTGCCTAACAGTTCCCGCCGTTGGGTTTTTGGTAGCAATGTTGCTGAGCTTGTCCTGTATGTCCTTTGCGCTTTTAGCAACGTCGGCACTCATTTGGTTGCCGCTCTTTTGGATTACTGCTATCGCATCGTCGAAACCTTTTTTCAGTTTCTCAATGTCTGCGCCAATTACTATGTTTAACGACCTTGCCATTATCTGATGTAGTTAATAATGAAGTCCTGCGATACCTGATAAATGCCTGAGAATCCCGCCTCGTCGTCTGTAAGTTGCAACTCACTATCAAACTCAATGGCTTGGCAACTGACGCCGTTAAACGTCCCCGGCAATGTGGCCGCCTCAAACGCCGCCCTAACTTGCTCAGCGACCGCCGTAGCGCTTGCGAAGGTTGTGCCAAAACTATTAACCTGCACACGTGCAAAGTCAGTGCGTGAGTGGCTTGTGTTCGTCGGGCTTGCAACAACGCTGACAAGGTTGTAACTGATTGCAGGGAATGCGCTTTCTTGTGGAATCCGCAAAGGGTTTAAGCGTGTACTAACCAAGGATGTGAGGCCCGCGTAGTTGCTTAAAATGTTATATACTATTTTTATAGGGGCGCTCATGCTTTGGCGTCGGGTGTTAATTTATCAAAGACATGCGAATATAACTTAACGGCGTCCTCAATACTAATATAGTCGGACTCCTCCCATGGAAATGTTAACAGCCTTTTCGGCTCGATTGGCTTTTTTAGGTGGGGCGCCATACTAGTAGCAACTGCCCAGCGGGTAATCTCCCATTGGTTTTTGTACTGCTGTTGCTGCGCCTCCCTCATGCCGTCAAGTTTCAGCCGCCAAAATCGTGGCGTGCATTTCCAAAACTCGGACTCACTTAACCCCATTTCGCCGTAACTGATGCGCTCAATCTTGCGCCAAGTTAGCGGTGCGCCGTCGCCCTTGGCTTTTACTTTCCCTCTGGCTCGTCGCTTGAAAAGAAGTCAGTAACCGCCTTTGTAAACCCATCCAATGCAGGGCTCAACTCTGAGAATCGTGTAACTGCGCTGCCTAATTTTTGCACTGTTGCAAATGGCGTTTTACCTCCATCCGCCTCATACCCTTCGAGAATCCCGTAGAATGCGCAAGCTAGTGCGAAGTCCATAGATTTGGCGAGATCTTTCTGCATGCTCAAATCTGCAAAGTTTTCCATACCTGCCAACTGCATTACGTTGCGAAGGCTGTTCATGTTAAACAAAAGGGGGTGCTGAACACCCCCAATGATAATGTGGCTCATGCCACAAATATAATAAAATAAACTTATGAAACGGTTCCGATGGTCAAGGCGCCAGTACCCTGCAAAGTTCCTGTGAAAGTTGCTTTGTCGTTGTTGGGTGCGCTCAATGACAAGCTGCTAAAGTAAGCAGAGCCAGTGAATTTTTCGTCGCCTGTTACGTTGGTAGTCATTACAACAGTCAAAGAAGTGCCCGCCAACAAATCAGTCAAAAGGTCTTTGAATGATTGGCCGCTTGTGCTTACAGAAGAATCGCCTTCGAAGATACCTTCTACGTTCAAAGTGTAGCCATATTCGCCAGCGATAAACTCTTTAGCGCCTGCGCTATCTTTGTTAGTAACGTCGATCATATCTTTAGAAATGTCGATTGAGTGAGAGGTCGCGTTTGCGATTTTAGTTAATGTGCCGCTTACATCTTTGTAGATGCTAATGAGCGTGCCGTTGACTGGTCCAGTAGTTGCCATGGTTATTTGTATATTAAATTATTTTTCTTTGCTAGGTCGCGTAGTATTCCATCTACGCCCTTAATGATTCCGTCGATTACTTTGTTTTTATTTTGGTCAAGTGCTGGGCGCATAAACGCTTTGCCTGTACCAATCACACCAGTATAACGGCCGGTTAATTTTTGAATACGGGGGGCAGTTCCATACTCGAACATTACACCTAGATAGTGGTCGTAATAACTTGAATCCAAGCCAATCAAAACGCGCTCCCTGTTTTGCTTGTCCATTCGTGTAATGAATCCAATCGAATCGCGCATGTTTCCGCTATCCACAGGCGCCAAACTTTTTGCCGTATCAATGATACATTGCGTTTCGCGCTTAATCATTTTTTGCAATTTTTCAGACCTTACATCCGCGCCCATACTTTCGAGTGCTGAAATAATTTCAGCGAGCCCGTCCATCTTTGTCTCGCGTTTGTTTGCCATTATTGCGTTAATTCGGTTTGTAGTTTCAAATATAGATTACGCTGCAGGTTGGCTATGTTAACAATGTTATGGGCGCCGATATCGTCAACCACCCTATGCTTAACGCCTACCGCTGAATTAAAGCGGATAGTATAAAACACAATCTGCTTATGCTCGCGGCGGTCTGCATTCACATTCTCGCTGCCTGCCTCCTGCTCAACACGCTGCGCCCAAGCGGTAGCGTATTCAGTCCACGTTTGCAGTTTCTCCCCTGTGTTGGTGTCTATCGTTTCGGTGTAGCTTTGCAAGCTTACCAGTACGTCCATTACGCCCGCATTCATCAGATCATAATTTGAATTTTGTACGGATCTAGCAGATAGTGAAAGCCAAAACTCATTTCGCTTTGAATCGTTCCTGTGACAATGGCCTGCCTGTTATCGTAATACTGAGCAACCAACAACAGCGCAGCGTGTTTAATCGTTGCGGGCAGGATGGTGTCAGGATCTACCGACGTGGTACCGACAGGATTAAAGCCCTCGGAAATTTCAATGATGTACTTAATTGAGTCGTCGGTTATGCTTGTCGGCGTGTTTTCAAAAAAGATATTTCGCGAATAACTGCCCATTGGATCAGGCGACGCCAACCAGTCGGCAGAATCAAAAGCAACAACCGCCTGCGAGTCGTTCACATAGCTCACAGAGTTAATAGCTAAACAGCGAGTGTTTAAGCGCAGATAATTCCCCGATGGTACATTCAGACCGTTCACAGGATTAACGAGCGCAGGCTGCCCTACAAATGAGTCGTAGCCATATTTCGCCGTCGCTTTCCTAACTGAGTAACCCAAATAATTACTGCACGCATCCAAAGCCATAGAGATAAGGCCAGTGATATATGTATCATCTGAGGAACTTGTAACCCTCAAATGAGTTTTTGCATCTGCCAAACTGAGGTAATCAGTGGCGGCATTTGCAAAGGCGGTGTATCTACGGCTAACAAACATTTTATTCGGCGTCTAGTTCGGTTTCTGGGTTTACTGTTTTTGCCTTCTTTGGCTTGCTTGGGGTAAGCGCTGGAATCTCAACAGCAACACCCGCCTCAATTAAAAGCATGGCCTGCTTGGTTTCCATTATCACTTCTTCGCCCGCGTTGTAACTTAGGTTAAATTGTCCTGTTGGGTTTGCAACAAACTTAATCTTCATATTGGCCCAGGGGCGATGCAGTCAAGATCACCCCCAGCACTCGGTCTTTAATGACTCCGAGCAGTCAAGTTATTAGGCCACGATGTCCTTACATACCGCGAAGGCAGTAGGCTGCAACAAGTTGCAATCGAGGTAAGCATTCAATACAACGTTGGTCAAGCCAGCAGTTGCACCGCTATAAGGATCAACTGTCAACTCCATACCACCCCAAGAAGCAATAGCCATTTTGCTGAAATCTCCGAAAATCATAGCAGACAAAGTGCTAGAAGTTCCTTTGCTCAAGTTGCTAGGCACCAAGGTAGAAGTGGCCACAGGGTAGCCGTTCAAGTCCATACCGCCAGCAGGCCAGATGAAGTTTCCTTCAACGCCTGAAGATTGGCGTGGGATGGTTTGCAAAGCAGCTTTAACTTTAGGGTTAGTTAAGTAAGCAACACCCTCGCCGTTGGCGTTTTCTACAGCCTTCATCAAGTTAACAACGTCAGCCCAAACTGGAGCGATACCGTTGGCGTTGGTAGAGTTGCTAGATGCACCACCTGCATAAGTAACGTTTACGTTGCTGTTTGCGATAATACCAGTAGGCTCGTTAGATCCACCACCTTTAATAGCAGCAGTTTCCAAAGATTGAGCCATAGCATTTAACAACCAGTTACGTACATAGGCGTCGATTGAGTTGCTAGATTGCAACATCAACTGATTAGAAACTTGAATGTAAGCGGCCAAACGCTTAGGGCTAAAAGTAATTTTAGAGAAAGCGGGGCTCTTTTCAGTAGCGCTTCCGTTCTCAGTATTCCAACCTGCAGAAGGCACAGTGCTAGCGGTAGGCATGTCAAGGTTACCAACCAAGCCAGACAACTGCTGAACACCCAAACCGCGCAATACGGTCTTTGGCAACAATACGTCGATGATTGAACCAACAGAGGTCTGCACGTTAACACCACCCTCAGAGCCAGAAGTACCACCGGTTACTGACATGTCACGTTTGAAAACTTCAGAAGGAACTTTCATAGAATGAGCAGAAACAGAAACACCTGAACGCTGGAACTCAGCAGCAGCCATTGAGTTGAACTCGGCCTCAACACCTTCGCGACGACCAGTGATAGCCATTTCCATTGCGCGCTTGAAAGAGTAGTTTTCTTTCATGGCCTCTTTTTCTTTCTCCTCGCTGCGGCTAGCAACGTGGCCAGCGGCTTGAGCTGCAAGATTCTGCAACTTTTCCAAGGTTTCAACTTCAGCTTTAATGGCGCCCAAACGAGCTTCGATTTCAGCCAAACGGTTGGTTTCAGATTCTGCCATTGAGCGGGCTTCCTTCTCGATGGTGGTTTGCAAGGTAGACAACTCGCCGAGCAAGCGTCCACGCTCTTCTTTCAATGCTTTGATTTTATTCATGATTTTGGTTTTTTTGTTTTAATAATTGTTATAGCGAGCCAGTGCCAACTTAATTACATCGGCAGCGGCTTGGCTTCTTTTTGCCTCTTCAATCTCACGCTCCTGATCTCTCAAGGCCACAACGCTACGGGCGTCGGCCTCGGTGTCAGCGTAGGCGGGGTAAGTTACTGGGCTGACATCGTACAAATCCTCGATTATTGTTATTGTGCGCTTGCCCATTGATCCGTATTTTTCTGACTCGCTCCACATTTGCTCTTTGATAGTGAAAGCAAAACTGCTCTGTGTAATATCTCCGCGCATGATTGAACGCACAACGCTCATATGCGTTGGGTTTTCATAATCAGGAACCCAAGTATATTCCAAATTCCCGTCAGCATTTACAAACACTTTGCAGGTGTCCGCTTTAGTGCGCCCCAAAATAAGCTCAGCCTCGTGATTAAACAAGCAGCGGATATCATACTCTTTGCTCAAAGCGTAGTCAAACGCCCCGGGAAGTATTACCTCTTCAAAATATCCTAGATCAGTGGCAGAGTTTACCACGGCAGCAATGCCGCCTATTTCCTTTGGCATGCCTTCGCCGTCTGCTCTAGTGTGGACGGTGCCCGTAAATGTGCGCCTTTCTTGTTTCATTAGATTACTTCTGTGTTATTAGTTCCCTCTGGGTTGTTGTTCTTGTCGGCGGTGCTCATTAGTTGTGCAATCTTTGCATCCATGTAGGCGTTAATCTGACTGCTCGGCATGAGGTTAGATTCGATTAAATACTCATCGCCACCATCAAAGCCGTTGGCATCTTCAAACATGCGCGCCTCGTTTCTAGAAAGCCAACCGCCGCGGATGCCCTTGTTGTAATAATCTGCTCGCTCGTTGGCGCTGGCTCTCAACAGCGAATTAAAGTTAAATTTAAAGTAATAAGTCAACTTATCATTTTCTGTTAACAGCTTGCGAGCCATTTCCTGCTCAATGTTAATGGCGTAAGATGCTAAAGTGCGAGCGTAAAAATCTTGGTACTCCTGCTCGACGCTGGATTTGATACCTTCCTTTGCGCCAATCATTGAGGCAGGCACGCCAAAAATGCGGGCGATTTCTTCAGCCGAAAATTTGCGGGTTTCCAAATACTGCGCCTCTTCAGGGCTAAGGCTCAACTTTTCCATCTTGATGCCATTCGGCAACACAGTGCTGCGGCTTGCCCCGTCTATTACATCGTCTAGCGACTTCTTCAATGGTACTGCCTGCTCTGGTTTAATCTGTGCGTCAGATGTTAACAAGAATTTCAATACCCCATTTTTATAGACGCCTGCGCTCTGGCTAATTGCTGCCAAATCAATGCCCAAGGTTTCGGCGTGCACCACGATGGGCGACAAACCTACAAGCGGATCATCTCCACACAAGCCCTTAAAGTGCAACATATCTGCAGCAGGAATCATGCCGGGGAATCCCTTGCGGTTTACTTTGTAGAATAGTTGGCCGTCCTGCATGATTGGCTGCACGTAATCGGGTGCAATCGGGTGCAACTCAATGCCCAAATATCTGCTATCACGATTGATAAAAGCGTAGGCGTTGCCCTTGAGTGCCAAGTGGCTGACCATGTATTTAGTGAAATCGTATTTTGTTTGGTATGCGTTTGGCTCGTTAACCAAGGCAGTAGCGTAATGTACTACAACCTGCTCGCGATTCTGGCCGTCGTCTTTATACAACTTTAAAGATAACCCTGCAATACCGTCCGCAATAACTCTAACGCACGCATGCACTGACGCAATAGATAAAGCCGTGCGGTCGTTAACGGCCTGCCCGCTTTTTGTTTGATATCCGAAAACATTCTGTAAAGTATTGATGAGCCAATCAGTTGGCTGCGCTAAACCGCTGCGCTTTTCCGTTCTTTTTGGCTGCCAAAATTTTAGATTCATCGCCCGCAAATTACAACTACCACAAATTACTCACGTTAACAAATCTCATTTGTTTCTACCCTGTGCCAACCACCTGCTGAGCGCTGCCCTGAACACGTCATAATTTTTGTAACGCCTTACCCCAAACTTACCTAGGTACTTATCCTCGGTTGCGTTGTAGGCATCCTCATAGGTCCGATATTTCGGGAGGTTGTTGTAATATTCCTGCATGTAGTCGTCTAGGAATTTCATAAGCTAACAAACCAAAAATCTGACTCCTTTTCTTTTGCGGCATCCTGCATGCAAGTGCCCAACGCCATAACTATCGAAACAGGCCCGTCGACCTTATCCCCGCTTTTGGCCTTGTCAATTTTAATGTTTCCCGCAGGATCAGTGCGCAGCATAATGTTGGACATCATCCAACGGGTAACGGGATTCCCAGCGTGGCGCAGTTTCTTATCTTTTACCAAGCGCTCCAGTTCTTTAGTCGGCGCCGACATACTGACAAACCCCTGCCCGAATGGAAACATTTGCAGCCCCTCGTTTTGCAACTCAATAACCAACTGGCTAGAATTAAATCGGTCAAAGGCGATATCCTTAATGTCGTACTGCTGAGCCAACGCAATAACCCGCGCCTTAATAAACGAGTAGTCCGTTACGTTGCCGTCGGTAAGCTCAATAAATCCATCCGCTGCCCATTGGCGAATCGATGCGCCTGCTGCATCCTTACGTTTGTACGCCGTTTCCACTGGTAGCCAGTACCATGAGCGGATAGCATTGTATCCGGGAAAGTATAACGAGAATGCGCAAAAGTCGCCAGTGCTTGCCAAATCCAAACCGCCATAGCACAACTCTCCCTCTAGCTCGTCCATCCCATCGCATGCCTTCCAGTCACTGTCTGAAATCCAAGTCATCGCCGTATCGGTCCAAACGTTGAGCAGTTTGGTTTTGAACTCAACCTCTTTGTGCACGAACTCCTTAGCCTCG